TTTTATTACTTTTACAAAATAGATGCAGCAAACAAAATTTTTTAAGGCCATTAACCGAGTACCGACTGCATCCGGGAAAGGTTTTTGGCTTTTTTAATTTACCAAAACATGAACATTCCAAAGGTTTCCGTTTTCAAATCTTTATTTAATAGCAAAGAAACGCCGTACACGTTAACAATTCTTGATGTTTACGAACGAATCAAGAACGGTTATTCCGATCTAAATAAAAAGATTGAAAGACTTCGCGCAATGGATGAAGATTCCGAACAACATCGAGCGTTGAAAAATTCACTATTGGCCATTATGTTCAACGGAACATTCAACGAACGAAACGATAATGGATTGGTTGAACATTCAGGACTTTGCGTTTTGGATTTTGACGATTATCCGGATGCCGCCACAATGGATGAAGAACGGCAAAGATTGCAAAATTGTCCGTTTGTTTATTTGGTATTCACGTCACCAGGTGGAAAAGGATTGAAGGTCGTTATTAAGATTCCGAAATCAACGAAGGATGAACACAAAAGAAGATTCCAATCATTTGAAAAGTACATACAAAGTGACTACTTTGACAAGACATCTTGTAATGTTTCAAGGGTATGTTTTGAATCATTTGATCCGAATGCTTACATCAATGAATTTTGTGAAGAATATACCGACATCGAACAAGAAAAAGGATTCGATTTTACCGAAAAAGCGCCAACATGTATCTTGACCGACGAAGACAAGATAATTGACCGGATAATGAAATTTGATTTCGGTTGTTCATTTATTGAAGGATCAAGGAATGCTTATATTTTTAAGGTGGCCGCTTGTTTTTGCGAATACAACATTTCAAAAGATACGGCCGAATATTATTTGAAGGCCAATTTTATTTCCGAATCGTTCACTTTGTCCGAATTGACATTAACAATAAAAAGCGCGTACAAAAAAGCTTCGCCAGGAATCAAGTATTTTGAGAATGTCGATTTGGTTCAAAAGGTTAAACTAAAATTGAAACAAGGCGTAAATTTGCGCGACATTAAAAAGCAATTGAATGTTGATGAAGACATAATCGACGATATTAAAACAGACCTGGCAACATCCGAAGATATATTTTGGATAATTGAACAAAAAAAAACCGGCGAATCAATAACAATTGAACCGTTGAAATACGCCGAATTTTTGGTCAAGAATGGATTCAATAAGTATTATCCGGAAAACGCTGAAAAACCAACATTCGTTCGAGTTCAAGAAAATAAAGTTCGTCTTTCATCGGCCGATCAAATAAAAGACTTCGTTCTTCAATTCTTGATGTCGCGAGGTGAAATAAAAGTTTGGAACTATTGTTCGAAGTCCGTTTATTTATTCAACGAGAATCATTTAAACATGATTGATTCGATTGGATTGAAGATGCTGCAAGATACCAAAGATGTTTCATTGATTCCATTTCGAAATGGCGTTGCAAAGGTGACCAAGAATTCGGTTGTTCTTCAATCGTATATTGATGTCGAAGGATATATTTGGGAAAATCAAATATTGAACCGCGACTTTATTCCAGTGGATGAATTCAACAATGACTTTCAAGATTTGATTTCAAAGGTATCGGCTGAAAATCCGGAACGAATAACGGCGCTTGAATCAACGCTTGGATATTTATTGCACACGTTTAAAGATAAGACCGATCAAAAGGCAATCATTTTTAATGACCAAGAAATTGACGACAATGCAAACGGCGGTTCGGGAAAGTCTTTGATGTTGACGGCCTTGTCTTATATTCGTAAAATTGTAAAGATTGACGGCAAAGCTTTTAATTCAAAAGGTGACTTCGTTTATCAACGAGTAAATTTAGACACTCAAGTTTTGGCATTCGACGACGTTAAAAAGAATTTTGACTTTGAGCAATTGTTTTCATTGATATCCGAAGGAATAACCGTCAACCGAAAAAACAAGGATGAAATCTTTATTCCATTTGAAAGGTCACCGAAAATAATTATTACAACGAATTATGTCATTGCCGGCGCTGGATCAAGTCACGACCGAAGACGGCATGAATTGGAATTCTTTCAATACTTTAACGCGAAGAAATCACCGCTTGAATTATACGGTCGTTTATTATTCGATTCATGGTCGATTGACGATTGGATGAAGTTCGACAATTACATGATCCGGAATCTTCAAATGTTTTTAAAGAATGGATTGACTTCATCCATTTCAATCAATGCCGATTCGAAACGATTCATCCAGGCGACAAGCAAAGATTTCTTTGACTTCGTGAACGACGGCCACATTGAATCCAATATAAGACATTACAACAACGCTTCAATCCAATTATTCCAACAAGAGACGAACGGTTGGAAAGACCTTGAATCGCGAAGATATTTGAAATGGATTTCGGAATACGCGAAGTTTAAAAAATTAGATTTAAGAAAAGACCGCGATCACGCCGGGCGGTTCTTTGAATTGATTGATGATGAATCGGTCACAAATGAAGGCGATATTTGGGACGAAATGAACGATAAATCAAATAAAATATGAGTGAAAAAGAAATAATTAATTCGGTGAATAAAAATTTTGATAGACAAATAAAACATGGACAACCCGAAAGTCACAAAAAACTATTTAACCTTACTTTGAATTTTACAAACCTTGATTGGAAAAATATAAGAACTGAAAAGTATTGGGAAAAAATTAAAAATTTATCATTTGAAGATAAAAAAGAATATACTTTGTTATGCGTCGAATACTATTTAAATAATTATAAATAAAACAAAAATGATAAAAATAGAATTGAATGAATTTGAAATGAAATTGTGTCATTTTATTGGCAAAAAAAGAAATTCCGAGAATAAAAATAATAACGTAAAAAATGCCAGGATGTCAAATTTAGACGACGAAGAAATAAACATTCAAGGTTTTATTGCTGAATTTGCGTTTTGTAAAAAATTTAATTTGTTTCCGGACTTTGACATATCTTCAAGAAACGGAAGCTTTGACGGAAAAACAAAGAATGGAAAAAGATACGATATCAAATCAACGACCAATAAAAACGGAAATTTACTTGCTACCTTGAAACACAATAAGGACGTTGACATTTATGTCTTATCTTATCTTGATAAAAACGTCGTTGAATTTGTTGGTTGGATTGACAAGGATGAATTTATTAATAAAAAAAATATAAAAAATTTGGGACATGGTGACGGTTATTTTCTTGACAAGAATAAACTTAACAAATTTTAAAAAATGACAAACGAAGAAAAAAAGATAAAAGATCGTATTAAAAGAGAAAAACACAAAGAACAAAGAAAATTGGCCGCGTGGCTTAAATTTAAAAAACAATGGGAAAATGAACAAAGCAAGCAAAACAAGATTGAAGGAACTTGAATTCAAGTACATGTCTTATCGCTATCCGTCCGCACCTGGTCACATCATTCCATTAACCGCGTACACCGACAAGACCGCGAACGGATTGACGAAATGTATTTGTGACTTCCTTAATTTCGACGGATTCCAGGCGGAACGAATTAATACAATGGGCGTGTTTCGAAGGTCACGACGAACCGACGGAACAATGACCGAAGGGCAATGGACGAAAGGAACTGGAACGCCAGGATCGGCCGATATTTCGGCGACGATTTATGGCCGTTCGGTAAAGATTGAAGTCAAGATTGGAAAGGATCGCCAGTCCGAAGCGCAAAAGAACTATCAAGCAATGATTGAACGGTCAGGCGGAACGTATTTCATCGCAAAAGATTTCGATTCATTCCTGGAATGGTTGGACAAATTTTGTCTTGATAAGAAATGACATTTGGCCAATTATAGCACTAAAATATAATATATATATGAAAGCAACAATCGAATATAATTTACCGGACGATCAATTCGAATTTGACAACGCCGTCAAATCGAATAAAATGTGGCACGCCTTGACCGAAATCAAAGATGAACTTCGAACGATTTGGAAATACGAAGACCTGAAAGAAAATCAATTCGAAATGGTTGAACGGATTCGAGAAAAGTTTTTTGAAATTTTACAAGAAAATGAAATTAATCTTGACTAAAAATTGTATTAATGAAATAATTGATTAACTTTACTGAAAATTAAACTAAACAAATAATTATGGATGCAAAACAACCGGCGGTCAAAACACCGTCAAAACCAATCAAACCGATTGGAATTTACGCGCGATTACATTGCGCAAAACAATCAATTGGAAAGGTCGCAAAGAACGCGACGAATCCACATTTTAAAAAGAATTATTCCGATATCAATGCTTTGCTTGAAACGGTTGAACCAGTTCTTTGGGAAAATGGCCTTGTCTTATTGCAACCGATTAAAGACGATGTTGTCATGACACAAATCGTGGACATCGAAACCGGTGAAATGGTTGAATCGTGGATGCGCTTGCCAATGATTACCG